TTATAAATATATCAGCAAGAATACGTAAATTCTCGCGCGACATTTTGTGGGATTTTACATCATCTGGTGTATTACACGTACTATCATCAACTGGTGTATTACACGTACTATCACCAATCATATGAATAGACATTTTATTTTCTAATTTCCGCGATGTGCGTAGATTTAAAGAAATCGTTTTGGATGACATCAATATATCGGTTATACAATATCGGTTATACAATATCGGTTATACAATATCGGTTATACAATATCGGTTATACAATATCGGTTATACAATATCGGTTATACAATATTTACATATTGGAAAATAATATTATTATAGTATATAATGACGTTTTTGAAAACAACCGGAACCAGAGCAGAAGTGTGGCACGACACAGCAAAACATACAGCTGGGAGATTAGAGAAGAAGGACTTGATACAGAATAAATGGGGTAGAATTGTATCTAGGAGCAAACATAAAACCGCGTCTAGGGAGAAACGTCTTTTGAAACATGGATTCGGTACAAAAAAGGGTAAATTTGGAGTAGTTCGACTTGATGATAAGGGAAAATCAAAAAAAAGTAGTACCCGTAAGCGTAAAACTGTTCGTAAGAAACGGTAATCGACACATAAATTACAATAGTGCTTATTATTGTATACGATTTTGTATACAATAATTATAGTCTATGATATATATTTACTTCCAATATCGGAAGGTACAATGTATAGGGAATTTTCTGTTGAAATAATATATTCTTCCCCTACTTTAAAAATTTTTGAAATTGGGCTTGTATATTCACTACCGTTTTTCACTAGTAATCTCTCATCTCCGTCAGGCTTTACTCCAACGAAAGCAACCTTGTCGACTGCATCATTCCAGTAATCCATCATAATAGGACGGTCTTGAACTATAGCGATTTTTGCTGCATGTAGTAATACAGTTGTAGATGGCGTACGGCTTTGTGACGATTTAGTGGCTAACTCTGACATTTATTTTCCTATACTATTCAAGTTCCTTTTTATTTCTAAATACTAACGAATAGAATTATACATCAAAACAACTATTATTTTAGGTTATTCGAATATTTTATAGAGTGAATGTATACATATGATATTGGATAACAAATCACCTCATTCAATTCAGATATATATTAAAGAATATGTAGATGCATTGAATAGATATATCCAGTGGTTAGTATATGATGATATAATAGATAAACAAGGTGATAATTGGAGTGGCAATTTATTAACTGGATTTTTAATTACTTCCAAAGTTTTTATATACCTCGCCGTACAAGGACATGATATTGAATATATAAAAAAACAGGTTGATAGTGCATCAATGTACTACATTGAGTTTTATAGAGAATTTGGAATGTACACAGGGCTATTCGAATATACGATTTTGGATACAATGTTTTTTATATTTGATAAGACGGTATTATGTGATTCTGGGGTTATTGAAAATATTGAGTATAATACCGAATCCACATTTGATATGTTATCGACGGTTGCTCGTTCATACGAACGAAATTTATATATAATTGCGCACTCAAGTACACGTGATTCACAATCAACATACCAGGATCAAGATGAATCAAAAATATTTATTGAATCCGTGAATTTAAATATACTTCCCATAATGAGAGATATTATTCGTTATAGTGAATTAAACAGTTTCGATAAAACTATAAGGTATATTAATGAAATTTAATGTTGTGTGCATACATCAATATATTCATCCTTCAATATACCACCAATATATCGATATAATTTATTAAGAACGTAGTCATCACATTTACCAACTAACAATACACTTCCAGTTCTAAATATCATACAAGTCATTGTCCTCGACGATTCACCTATTGTATTTATCTCTTCATTATCAAATAAATTGGATAACTTAATTGTACATCTTATTCCTGGATACGAACATGGGTCGAATGAACACAATATATTATATTTATGCTTTAATATTTCCATTAATTTATCTCTGTCGATCATATAATTGCACGAAAAGTTTGAATTTACCAGTGCTGTATTGTTATTCTTTGAAATCGATATTTTGATACCCGACGTATTCGATATCATTGTTGTTATATAATCAACCACTAACTCATATACACCTTCTTCGTGTGTACCTGGTAATTCTATTTTACCAGAATTAAATATTTTTACGTGATACTCCCGAAACATATTTTGTATATATATTCGAATATTTGCAACAACACAGTTGAAAAATGCCCCCTTTGGTTTACACCGTTTATGGTTTATATCGTGCTTTGATATACCAGATATTATTTTACGAACATCTTTAAATCGAACACTACCAGTTTCCTTGTCAATATGCTTCACAATATGAAATCGGATAAAATTCTCCTTAGAACAACGGTCCATCATTGAGTTGAAATCTATCTTATCGAGTGAACTATGTTTCATTTCCTTCTTGACAACGCCAATTATTTGGTCGCTGTAGTTTATTATTGGTATTTTCCAAAATAGATCGTAAATATCAACACTTGGTTCTATGTATGCAATTCTTGTTTTTGTGGATATTCGGATAGATGATGGTTCTGGACAATTAGATTGTAGAAGTGGGACGGCTGGACCAACAGAATTTGTTATCATTGTTTCTAATACATTATAATTATCATCTGTTACTTGCGATGGGGCGATAAATGAATCCCACGCATCATCAATATCAAATGTGGTAGTTTCAGATTCCATTTATTTCTTGTAGAGTATAGTTTTAAATATTAGTTATCGATAAGTTGTGTTATATATAATAGTGATTACGATATAATTCAATTTTTCACGTATTACAAATCCGTTAACCAGGATATTAGAATATGTTTATTGTCATTGTGTACATGATTCTTTAACACTAAACAAACGGTTTGTTCGAAAAATGATTTACTAGTAACCCCAAACAACGACATTTTCTTGACATATTCAATATACCATATATACAAATTGGATATCGGGATTTTCTGTCCGCATCCAATTAATTTTTCTTGATTAGTATGTTTAATATATTCTAAATAATTGTATATGTCGGTAGTTTTATTCCATTCCCGAAATTCTACAGAGCAAACATATTTATCGTTTGTGATACGAACCGATGGATAAAAATGGGTTATTAACTGTATAATATTTTCGGCGCCCACAAATAATCGCTTACTATGACATTTCCCTCTGTATATGGATACCAATTCATCTATTTCCAATTCATATATTGTTTCTGTTGATTCGGACGACTCATCGTGTACAACAATATCTCTATCCCAAAACTCTAAAAATGATGATACGACTGGGAGGTATTTACTGGTTATTCCTTGGAATACATATTCCTTCTCGCCGACCAACGTTTTGGTTGGAAATAGGGATTTTAATTGTAATAATAAAGTTGCTGAAAAAATTACATTTGGTATACCACATTTACGAATAAAGTCTTTCCATAGAAACCCAATATCCTTTTGTGTTACAACTGACGAATTTTCACCATTTAAATTATCTTTATGAATATATTCATAAATGAATCGGTCGATTATTTCAGGCTGTGTATTATCTCTAAGAAAAAAAATTCGATCACTATCCTCTAAATTCATATAACTCGTGGCAAACAAATCGGAATCTCCGTGTCGTTTGGAGTAATGTAGTGCCACAGAAATAATGTTTATAATATTGGTCCGAATAATATCGGATTGGTTTTGTATACCAGGAATACAATCGATTGCTGGAGATGAATCTGGTGTATTTCGAACGTTTAAAACACGACAATCTGCATATAAATGGTCGTGGTATTTGTATTTAATACTGGCAAGCGAATGGTTATTTCCAAATAGTTCATTGTATTCGGTGCAAATAACTCCAACCATTTGTTTGAATGACGTATCTGCTAGAAATATGCGATTCGTGTGTTTATTCAACATCATATCACCAATCGACGTCAAGAAAAATTTAGCTTCGTCTCTTGTGGGGAATACGGTTGGATAAAATGATGATATTACATTTTGTATAGTAGCTGATTCGGGTATTGTATCGATCAGGTGATTATCTCTAATTTCGCGCATTACTGTATTTGTGGTACGTTGTTTCCAATCAGATATACCAGACATTGTATCGACTGTATTGTTTGTAATTTCTGTATATGGCGAAGGGTGGGATGCATTTATTGCATTTGTTATTTCACATAAAACTGTGTGAAGCACTTTATCTATGGATGTAATTGAATAATCCACGCTGTCGTATAATATAAACCGTTCCGTATTTGAAATGTAAAAAAATCTATGTGTATTCATAAACGATGCTGATATTCGACTTGTTTGGTCGTCCAACCATTTGTTCCTTGCGACTAGTTCGGTATATTCCTCATAATCTGCAGTTAATTGTGGTAATAATTCTGTTGATATGTAGTTTGCAATTTTATCCTCCATAAACTTATTATCCTTGTATTTTGAAACGACTGTATTAACCAGGACATTTATGCGGTCATAGTCAATTGACCCCGTTTCTGTCGATGTAATCGATGACATCGATTCTAGATGTGGTTTAGGCATGATTATATACACTCAAATAATATGTTTATATTGATTGTTTGAAATACAATTTTGAAACAATTGTTTATATGATAACCATTTCAGTTCATCTTCTAATACCATTTACACATACGATATTATATGTAAATGATTTAGATATAATATTATATATCATATAAATTAACATAATAATGATTCAACCTGAATACCAATCTGTTACTCAAATGACTCCAGATGTAATGTATGGGAAGCGCATTGGAGATATATGTACATTATTGGCTAAATCCGTTACCGATGTATCGGCTGTATATAAAGAAAGAAGTGATTTATATGAATATAGAGATATGATGAACTCTGTTCTTGAATCGACCCCTCAATATAAGGCAATTATTGCTGAGAACGATAAGCTTAAAAAAACTGTATCTGAATTAGAACAGATTATATCTAACCAAAAGGAGGATTTGTATGCAGCGGCTGGATTGGGAACGATTGTTGATATGGTTCAGAATATTAAACTTGAAATTAATGACATCACACAACCAGTTGTAGATGAAAAAATGGATAGTGATGATGAAGATGAAGATGATGACGAGGAGGAGTTGGGGGAGGAGGAGTTGTTGGATGATGAATTGTTGGATGATGAAATGTTGGAGGAGGAGTTGGATGATGAGAATGAAGAGGAAGAAAAATTATTAGAGGAGGAGGAGGAGGAGGAGGAGGAATTGGATGATGATAATGAAGAAGAAAAATTATTAGAGAATGAGGAGTTGGATGATGAGGAGTTGGATGATGAGGATGAAATGTTGGAGGAGGAGTTGGAGGAGGAGTTGGATGATGAGGATGAAGAGGAAGAAAAATTATTGGATGAGGATGAGGAGGAGGATGAAGAAGTCGAAGAAATGGATATAGATGGTGTTATATATTATGTCACTACAGGAGACGGCTCAACTACCCGATTTATTTATGAAATAGATGAAGATGGTGATATAGGCAATCAAATTGGGACATATACAGATGATGAAGGTGGCGTTATACTATAATATTACAAATACGACATCATAATTTAATTTGTTCATCTAGTATAACCACCCAAAATGGAATTAGAATCACTTTGTTCCCCTGCAATTCTTTATATTGGGTTTAGTCTCACACATATTATAATTGATACGGGTAGGGAAGAATACCCACAGGCAATTATTAAATTTTTCATAATGATTGTATTTACACTTATTCTGGATATGCTTTGTAAACGAGGTCTGGGAACAGTATCGTGGCTGCTCGTACTTTTGCCGTTTGTATCAATGACACTTATAACGGCAATTCTATTATCTATGTTTGGTATAAATACATATTCGTCGACTGTTCGTATAAATGGCCCAGTTACAATACCTAATATAAAGGATAAAATAATAGACGAATTATCGTATGAAGATACACCGTATGAGCCAGACGATTTTTCGTCAGGAACACCTGCAGAAATTAATCATTATAATACATCCGATTCATCCGATTCAACCGATGCAACCGATTCATCCGATTCATCCGATGCAAATGAAAAATTAGATTAGACACATTATTGTTATAACTGTTATACGCATAATATTTATAACAATGAAAGAACCCTATTATATGATATGGCAGTATATGTTATTTAGTATATCGGCATTTTGCTCTTTGTCGGTATTTATGTCTGTATTTGGAGATGCGTTGGCTTGGTATCGAATGCCAAAATTCAAATCAATCGATGAAGCAGAATCTGTTGTATTGGATGATGCTGGATTTGATTTGATACCCCATAATTGTTTTCGTCCGTTTGGTCGGAACATCCAATCTTGGCTTATACTACTATCGATTATATATACAACAATTCAATGTATATTTGTCAAAAAAAATGGGATGGCTATATTGCAGAGAATAATGAATGTATCGTGTGTAATGATGATGTTACGAACAATGACACTTAACGTAACCGTACTACCAAACCCAAATCCACTATGTATGGATGAAGCAATAGATCCGATTGGATATTTCGGATATGGTGGTACAGTTGAAATGGTTTTACAAACATTTCCAGCGAAAACATGTGGTAATTTGATGTTTTCGGGCCATACAATGTTCATAATGATATTTTTACTATCTGAGTATACCTACGAACTCGTGCCACCTAATTTATATTTTCTATCTATTACAAAAACAATATATGCCATATACTCTATAATTGCATGTCGGTCCCATTATACAATCGATGTATTGCTCGGAGTGATTATAACACCAATGGTGTTTTTTCTTCACAGAGTATATTTTCCAAAACAACTAGAAATACCATATGATATGCACGCCACACGTATTATATCAAATACAATGACTGATTCGGATGATTCGGATGAATCGGATGAATCGATTGTATGATTCGCGTATGATTCGTATGATTCGGATCTCCGAAATAGACGTAGAGTTAATATTTGGTTATAATGTAACTTTTGGGTATACTGTGTAACGGTATGTGTTTTGAAAATTTGTTATTCGATATTAAAGCTGGATTGTTGAATACTGTGATGTTAATTACATCATTGGATCCGAATACAAGATTTATATTTATGGTATATTCATTCATAGGGATTGGGTCTTATGTATTATACCAAACCCCTACATTATACAATCGGGTTCTAGATGCAGGTATATATCTAACGTGGCAATATTTTCGTATAGCAGCAAGAATACACCGAACAATGACACGTGTATATGAACTATTTACTAATAAGAACATTACTCAGAACCAAATACTTGGTATAGATATTGTATCCAAAACAAATACAAATATAATTCGAACATCTGGATTAAATGAATTTGTTAGTATGGTGGAAACAAGGATGATTTTAGATGGGTCATTCATTAAAAACCACTCGGTGGTTGTTCGAACAAAAGATCGTGATATTATTTTCGACCGATGCACTGATGTAACAGAAGAATCTATAAGACAATGATTCTGATATTGAGCGAAAAATTGAAAACAATCTAAATACATTGAATGAATATACACCACAATGGAATTTCACATAGAATCGACCCCCCTCGTAAAATCAACGAAAAATGTCGACCCAGTTTTCGTTGGCTCGGATGGGTCGGTTGGATCCAAACCACGTACATTAAAATTAAATGATACATGGGTTGCGTGGGCACATCTACCACATGATACTGATTGGAGTGTAGGAAGCTATAAAGAATTATGTGTTACAAAAACAGTTAATGATGTATGTGGATTTATTGATTGTGTTCCCACTGGAATGATCCAGAATTGTATGTTATTTGTAATGAGAAAGGGAATTGATCCGTTATGGGAACATCCACGAAATAGAAAGGGTGGTTCATTTTCATATAAAGTCTATACCAAAAACGTACCCAGTGCGTGGAATGAATTACTTTGCCTTTTAACAGGCGAAACACTGATTAAATCGGAATCGATTGTTTCCACCATTAATGGAGTAACTATTTCACCAAAAAGGAATTTCTGTATTATTAAAATTTGGATGGCAACGTGTAACCATCAAAATCCACGTATTATTGAAGCGATGGAATTTATTAAACCCGACGGATGTTTATTTAAACGTCACGAACCAGAATATTAATCGAATCATCCGAATCATCCGAATCATCCGAATCATCCGAATCAAATTATTATATTTTTCAATACACAGAATATCCAATGTTTTGTGTATTGAAAAATATAATAGTATTATACAATGACATCGTCCAATATAAATCCTCTTTGGGGAATTTGTATACTAGTGAGGTTTTTATTTGGAATGTCTATCATTGCACGTTATATTCCTAGGCAATTATCCGCTCCCATCCTCGCTGCAATTGGTATCGGATTTGCGACGAAATATCTAATGTCGAAACCAGATGTTGTTGAGTTCCAGATTGGAAAAGTATTCTGGAATGCGGATAGACCAATCCATGCGACAATATATATGTTTGCAGCGTTGGCTGCGATGATGGGTCGAGAGAAGGTAGCGGGTATATTGGTTTGTGTCGATATCGTATTCTCTATATTCCAGCGGTTCAAATAATCAAACTGTATCACAGTATATCGTACATTATCAGTATATCGTACATTATCAGTATATCGTACATTATCAGTATATCGTACATTATCCTAATTGGTCTAGACTAATGAATGTGGTACTGTCAACGCATTGACAAAATCGACCAATACATCGAAGAAATCGACCAATACACCGATGAATATTAGTGAGAAATCTTCAAACATTTTATATATTATACGTGTATATCATTTGTATATCATTTGTACATAATACAAAAAATATTATGTTGTAATTTTGCTATAATTGTGACGTACCCAACCACGTCATACACATTTCTAATCTATTTCGACAGAATTTTATTTGGAAGCACTATTCGAAATACGCTTCATTTTTTTCTTCTGGATAGGAGCTGGATTCGAAGTCTCCGTTACGACTCGTTTCGCAGCCAATTCACACATCTTCGTATCTAATACATCCAACTCCCGCAACCACATTTGTTTCGGTGAAGTATTGATCGTATCATCATATTCTACATTCTTCGACATCTTCTCGCGAGTCATTCGCTCAACCGCTTCTTTGGTTACACTATCCATCGTCATTTTTACCAAATACTTGTAATCATCGTCTCCATCAAATTGTTCATACCCGCTATCACAAAGCATTTCTCTAATCTCATCGCGAGTACGACGACGCAAATCTATCATATTATCCAATGTTTCCTCAATATAACGAACTTTATTGGTAATGACGCGGAGTTCGCGATCAATACGATTTATCAATGTATCGCGACGCGTCGAATACATATCTAATCGGACGATATAATAATCATCAATAATCTCATCAACCGAATTGTATCGTTTCAATCGCTCATTCCCATCGAATGCGTGCATATTGGTAGTTTGTTTCGATACAACGAGTTTCATTAATCGTTCAATTCCATCGACATTATTTTCGTGTGTTTCATCACAGAGTTTCGCAACAACTCCTTTCTGGAATCGGATAGTGAAATCAACCGATGTATCGGTACTCATATCAGTATATTCGCGCACAAATGGTTTCCCGCCAAACAGTTTCTTCCCATTTGGATCACATAGTGACTCGATATACTGTTTGAAATCATCTGTCCATAAACCAATCGGTAGTTCCGTTACGTGAATTGTATCGGATTGAATTACATTGTATATTCCACGAAACAGATATTTCACCGATTCATCGGTTCCTTTGACACACTGAATAGTTCCTTTGAACCCCTCGTAATAAGGTTCAATCGGGGTGGTTGTATCGGTATTATTTAATTTCGCACGCAATCGCGCGATTATATGTATTGGATTATATGACATTATATCGGTACTGAATCCAGTTCCAATTCCCTTTGAACCGTTAACCAACAACATTGGGATAATCGGTGCGTAGAATATCGGTTCGACGGGTGTCCCATCATCTTTTAAGTATTTGAGAATCACATCGTCCGATTCGGGGAAAATGGATCGTGTGATGGGATTGAGTAGTGTGAATATATACCTTTCTGACGCCGAATCGGACCCACCTTGTAATCGAGTCCCAAATTGTCCATTTCCTTGAAACAGATTAATATTATTCGACCCAACGAAGGTCTGCGCCATCGCTACAATTGCACCATTAAGACTCTGTTCCCCATGATGATACCCCGAATGTTCTGACACATAACCTGTGAATTGTGCCACTTTGATTTCTGTGTGAAGCCGTTTCTTGAATGCAGCAAAGAGAATCTTGCGAAGACTGATCTTGAGACCATCCATCACATTGGGAATCGAACGATCACAATCGTATTTCGAGAAATGGATCATTTCTCGGTCAATAAACTCTTCGAATGAGACGGACTGTTTCGAACAATCCATTGCCAATTCGCGATTATATTTTGCCAGCCAAGTTTTTCGATCATCCGCCCGTTTTTTATTGAAAATCATATCAATTGCATTGGTACTCGAATTCCCCAAATGTTCAAATACCACTATCTTTTTGTCTTTGAAATATTCCTTAAACTCTGTGGCAGTACTGGTACCCAATCCCTTGTAGTATTTAGTAGACCATCGATCCGCCTCCACGGCACCAATATGTGTCTTCCACATCTCGAAATCGGTATCACTGTAGAATACTTTTATTTCCTTCCCTTTGCGCGCCTTCAATATTGGTGTATTCATATAACCGATGAAATTTGGGATTCGCGATAGAGTGTTCCACTCCGATTCAAACAAATTGAGTCCCAATCCTTTAATATGAGATCCATCTAAATCTTGATCCGTCATGAAAAGAATACGACCGTATCGGAGTGAATCGCCGATATTAGATTCCGTGTACTGTTTCCCATTCTCGAGCCCTAGGATTTTCTTGATTTCGGTAATCTCCTTATTCTCGGAAATTCGTTTCGCCAATTCACCGCGGACATTGAATAATTTCCCTTTCATTGGATAAACACCAACCGTATCCCTATCCTGCTTTGATAGTCCCGATACGATTCCTGCTTTTGCCGAATCTCCTTCACATAAAATCACGGTGCATTCAGATGATCGGTCGGTTCCAGCAAAGTTTGCATCGATGAGTTTCGGAATTCCGCTGATATGACGTTTTTTCGATCCATCCGTTTTCTTGGCGGCAAGTTGATTGTCCTTTACCTGTGTCAGCGCACACGCCGCATCCATTATACCCATCTTGGCGACCTTTTCAATAAATTGGTCCGATACAGTACACGATGAACCGAACTTTGCCATCGGTGTACTCATATAATCCTTTGTCTGACTATCAAACGATGGATTGACAATATCACATCGGAGGAATACCATCAATTGCTCCTTGATAGTCGTTGCTTTGACGATAATCTTTTTCTTCTTCTCGATATATGCGATTAATTTGCGAGTGATTTGTCCAGTTAAATATTCTAGATGTTTTCCACCTTTCGAACAATAAATTCCATTCACAAATGATACGTGGGAAAATTCCTCGTTCTGTGCCAGTGATACTGCGTACTCCCATCTATCCGACGCGCTCTCGTACACCCGTTTCGATTCCGTCTTGTTACCAATGTATCGATCAATATAATCAGAGAATCCCTTGACTGGAACTATCGCTCCATTGTATCGTACACTGATATTGCGACCAGTGACAGCCGCAATATCGTATACACGACGGACAAGAACATTCTGTGTATCGGCAGGAATCCCCGACGCGGTCAACGATATACCCAATCGCTCATAATCGGGAAGGAACGATACTTTGGTATATGGTTTGGACTTGGTGCATTTGGTAATTTTGGGAGTTCCTATGGACGATAAATTTGGACCGAATTCCTGAATATATTTGAGTCCTCTGATATGGTCAACGGTCTCGATCCGACCCCATGTCGACCAAACGAGTACAAGTTTGAATCCAAATCCGTTTTTCCCTCCAACAATCTTATCGCGCGACTTATCGTAATTGGTCGATGTACGCATATGCCCGAAAATCATTTCTGGTATCCAAATCCCATATTCTGGATGTTTAGCAACATCAATTCCATTTCCATCATTTGTCATTTCAATCATCCCATTATCATCGATCGAAACATTGATATACGAAACAGATCGGGTCGTTTCTGGGTGATCTTTTGATCTTGTTTCCATACGAACCACGTGGTCGCGACAATTAACAATCCCCTCATCAAATAATTTATATAGTCCTGGATTGAAATTAACCGATTTCTCGATTATACGGGTGGACTTGGTATTTGTGGTGGTCGAATCGGTCGAAACGACAGCCGTATTATCTTCTTCGCAAATTAAATACATTGGTTGAATCGATGTCTCGACCGATCCAATATATGTATCGGGGTTATCAAGAATATGTTCTCGATCAGTCTTCTTTTGGTATTGATTTTTAATATCATTCGCTTGTTTAGTATCATTCGCTTGTTTGGTATCATTCGTTTGTTTGGTATCATTCGCTTGTTTGGTATCATTCGCTTGTTTGGTAGTAGGTTTAGTCATTATAATTGTTTGTTATATATGAGTTTGTTATATACGAGTTTACTATTCAATCAATTTTCGTATAATATGAATACAATTTTGTTATATTTCAATAATAACTAATATACATATAATTTAATATACGTATATTACAGAATATGGATAAACAACAAGCCAAACTTTTGGGATATGCACAACAGAATTACTATTTAAAAAAGGATTATTATGGGTTACCTGCTGCAGATAAAATCGATAGGGTATGGGACGCGATAACAGTCAATGCAGACGAAAATGACTCCACAGATAATCTATTACCAGTGGATTTTTCAAATATAATCATAGATACAATGTCGACATTTGCAGAGCAGGATATTATGCCGTGGGATAAACAAAAAATTGTACATTCAACACCTTCACTGTTGGGTAAAGTGGAGTTTGTAGTTGAAGATAGTAATTATTCTGGTTTTCTTCGTAACGGAACGTACAATGGGATTATGCGAATTGGTCTTTCGAGTACTACGACATCCAATTCGACTGGTATGGGTTTAAAATTATTCCGCGATAATTTACATTCTGCAAACATTGTTTTTTTAAATGATTTGTTAGTGAAAACACCGTGCGAGGTTATATTCAATAAAACTAACTTATTTGATACTAAGTATGGTATTGAATATTCGAATCATACAAGATGCGATACCACCATACTAGCTAAAACATTCATATGTCCCTTTTCAGATTTATTTGCTCAATATACAGACGATCCGTTTCGAACTGGATTATCCGATTTTACAAAGTATACTATTGGAGAGGACGGGTGTGTATTATGTACCGATTCAGAACATAAATTTCCATTCGAAATAATGATCAAACCCGTCGAAGACATTATAGGTATTTCACAACAAAAGGTAATGGATGCATCAAAAACTGGATTGGTAATGTTTAATCTTTATACAAAAGATAAAGTTGATAGTGAATTCATTCGTATTGGTCATATAAAACTGTCTACTAAATTAATTGAATCTAGATTTGGAGATACTAAGTTATTTTTCCAACATCAAAGGGTCGAAGAAGACGAATTGATTAGAGGAAATACTTCCACATAGTTGCATATGTAAACAAAATAATATTTTATTTACAAGTATACGATGTAATTGTGTCTTGTCCAAATATATATAAAATATTATTGTTATAGTATAATACATAACAAGAATGAATAGTATAATTGCAGATATGATACGAGATAGATTCGTTCGAACTTGTGTAGCATATTATCGGGATGATGTCATTCAAATCAAATACAATTTATGTAATAATGTGTCGTTTGACCGATATACAACTGCGCGACATACGGGATTCCGACTCGCACACTTATACTTGAAGAAAAATATAATATAAGAACTAAATATTTGGTTATTATGAATAAGCAATTAAATATTGGAATCATCTTCGTAAGTAAGGTGTTGATTATAATGGATAAATACTAAATATTCTTCCCATGTATCGAACCAATTTTCTTCACCATATGTATCGTAAAATACAAACAATTTGAATTTACGGCGGATTTGGTGGTCGAATGATAGTCTGACTACCATAGACGATTCGATTTCATTTTCAGTAACATAATCATCTATCCCAAAAACGGTTCCCGCGTATCCGCGGAATATTAGTGAATTATCTGGAATATCTGCACAATCGATAATTGATCGATGTGGCCAATGTCCGCGACACACGATTCCATTATATGGACCGATAATTTGAAGTGTATTCAATGTATCCTCTGGGAGGCCTGTATTGAAGTGATACAATATGGTAATATCACGGACCACATTGATGAATTGAATTCTTGTCGGTACCCCACCCAATCGGGTTAGTGTAGGACCAAGAAGACCAGTCGTCTCTACGTGAGATATATCTTCTGGTGAACATTCATACCCCATAGCGCGATATTCATCAACAACATTGCGGGCGAAATTGGGTCGAGAGAATCCATTTAACAAACTTCCATCGGTATTTCCATAATATTCACGAATTCCAAATTCGCTATGTGGCTGGCCATCAATACAATGAATCACCGATCCGTTGGCCCAATCATGTAAAAAGGGTGTTGTATCGATTCCTGCGCCAACGTATATATATACTGGTTTGTAAGGGTCGACCATTGATTTATTTTCGTTTTCAATTGATTACATATATATATATTGGAATCAATTTCTAAACATTTGTATGAACGATATCGCTATTATTCTCTCTATAACATTTATATATTATTTGTTTCTCATAGTCTGTCTGCCTTTTTCGTTTATAATTTTCATTTTCATTGATAGTTTGTTTCGTTTGTTTCGAACGGTTCGAACGGTTCGTTTGTTTCGGTCGTTTCGGTCGGTTCGGTCGGTTCGAACGGTTCGTTTGTTTCGGTCGGTTCGTTTGTTTCGGTCATTTCCTTTGATTTTTTTAACTGTTTTTCTATGTATGTTTTTATTTCTCGTTCCACCACTTAATACCTTTCGCGGCATTTCTATATCTCGGATAGTTGTAACCAACGTGGTTACGTGTTTCTGTGTTTGCATTGCAAACAAGAGACTGATTGATATTTTATCAAAATTTAAGTATATTTTATTTAACATATTGGCTTCATTATCGTGTATGGTATTAGTAAAAGAAATAAACTTTGTGAGTTTTAGAAAAAGATTTTTAAATCTCTCATCAGTATTATCAGTTATAATATTTTCGGGAGTATATCCAAAGTCTGATTCGGAATAGTTATTTTGTGTCGCCTCGGCAAGGAGAGGGGAAGAAAAATTAATTACATACTGCATATAGTTTTTAAAAAATACAAAAAAATCTGTACTCAAATCATTGGGTATTTTCAACTGATGTATTGGATTGGGTTGCTGTTGGGGATTAAATGTAAATCGATTTCGTATGACAAGCGAAAACATATTTAATAATTTACTATATTCATTATGAACGAATGATTTCAAATGCCATATTTTGGATTGGTTAGTAGGGCGGGTAGGATTTGAATCGTCGAATAATAACTCTTCTCCATTAAAAGCGGTGATAATATCAATCAGCATAAGTATTCCTCGTTCTTTGCGGGTCGCATGGTCGCGATTCATTGTTTTATCTCCAGGAACAATCAGATCATTATGACCCATTAATAATAGATTAAATATTTGATTATATTGACCAGATTGATCGTTTTGGAATATTTCAATAGGGTCAAAATATATGAATGATACCAAAGCATATAATGTCATATATTGAGTCCTACCCTTGGCACCTTCGAGCCCCGCATTTTGTATTAATCCTAATGATTTACTAAAAAAACTTAATAAAACAGGAATATTGTTTATATTCATACCATGTGACGCATTATCCGATATAGAAACACATAATATATCTAATTCTACTCGTAAAGAATCTATTAAATCGTGTTCTATAGGTGGTATTATATTACGGGCAATACGCAAAGCATCCGCCTTCAAAACTTTCCGTTGGGTGTCTAATACATTCACGCGATTTATACTGGCAGCGGATTCATTTACTGACTTTTTGAATTTTTTCATTCGTTGATCTGTTACTGATACGGGTTGTGGGACGATCTTATCACCGACCGAAAAGGTCGCACCACCTACCAAAACTTGACTGCTGAATATGGTGTCAATACCTGTAGAATACAACGCGTGTATCCTCGCAATATATTCTGTATTTGGAATCGATAAATCACTACTTTGTTCTGATAGATTGAATGGTATATCCATAAGATTTTTCAAAAAAGAATGAATATTATTGTCTGTTGTAGACCAAAGATCAGATGCACGCGCGGTATCTATTTTGCTATTTATTATTGATAAATTTTCTTGTAAAAAGTCAAATAAACTATCTTGCAACTGTTGTTTTACATTAATATGCTCGATGGACCGTTTTCCAAATCCAAGATTGTCTAGTCCAAGTTTGGACATAGCTGGTTTTGCAATAAAAATAAATGGTTTATTGTAATAATAACCTAATTTTTGGTTGCGTTCTGTAATGTCAAATGATTGTATCATTTCATAAACCATATCTTTGTTCTCTATTGTCAAATTAACATTCAACATTATATTAACACTTTTAATAAACGCATCGTTATTATCATTAGAAGCTGCGTCAATAGCCGCAGTAACATCATCAGTACCAGCAACCATCCAATTATTCGCATCATTTGGATACGAAGATGAAATAAATCGTTTAATTTCCTCTCCCATTGCAACTATTACTTTTAATGCCAACCAAGATAAAATATATGTTGGCCGAACACCATGCGTAACTATTCCAGTAACAATTTGATTGTTTGTACGCCACATATCAATCCGATTAATTAACCCCAACATTGACGGAAGGATGTTTTTTATAATTGTTTTTTTATCAGACTCTCGCTTAGCAGATCTCGCATCGATCTCCGCTGTTTGTGCGGCCAGAATTGATGCGTTATCGCCGCTGTTGAGAAATCTATATAGTTTCATATGTGTATCATTATGCCATATAGTATCTTGGCCTATACATCTTGAATATAACGAACATAGGCGATCGATCGTACATAAAATAACACGGCCTGTAGAATTCTTTTCAGAATTATTATTAATTGTATATGCTGCGTTACATTGCTCCCAATCACCACCGCGTTTGATATCAAACAATATTTGTGACTTCATTTGGTTGTTTATATCAAATATCTTTACTAATTTATCCGCGTCTGCCATTCCATTAGATGGGAATGCGTTACTCTTGTCTCCAATCAAATTCGAAATATATGTAACACCAGGGCCATTTTTAGATGTAGAATCAAATTTCAATATTTCTGTATTTGTATTATTTGAAATGGTATTTAAAAATATACTAAAATCATATTTATTTTTTTCTGTATATTCTTCTACACCAATTCCCGCGACATTTTGTGGTCGTGGAATATATAATTTAGATGTGTCGAATGAATAAATATTACTTGTATATGCGAATCCGCTACCAATAGGAACTGTGTCGCCGAATCTATAAGTATTTACAGGAAATTCATACTTATTTTTTACTCCATTTGGACGTTTACCCTTTTCGACTAGATGATTTGAAGATGTCGCCGAATCGGCAATATTCAACGGGGTTATTAAATTAATTACTTGGTCCAATGGGCCGAATATTTTATCTGGTATATGTGAACCTGCATCGAATGTAATATATGTCGGGAGGGTCGTATTTTTCGCGATATCATCGTCTGTTGGAGGAAAGAAAAAATTCAACATGAATAATGCAATATACATTTTGTCCAAGCGACTGTACTTGGCTTCAAACTTTATATATTCGTCACCCATATCAACATCTAATATATTATTAATGTTGATTATTTCATTACCAGCACTAACAATTGATCTATTTGTATCTTGTCCAAGACCTTGATAATATTTAATCCTTTCCAGTATATGGTCGTATGTTGTAGTTACGGTGAAATTTGTATGTAACTGTACTGCAAATTGGTTTTCGTACGACGCAACAGTCTGATTTTCAACTTCTGTGCGTGATGTTACAGCATTATTACTTGCGCTAGTTAGCCAGTAACTAGCGTCCCAATTTGGTAATGTTGATGATGGTCCGACTAATCTTTCTAAATGTAATTTTAATGCGGCCTCAACTCCTCCTGTCCACGCTATATTAGAAATACGGTCTCCTTCTTTAAAGTCGTGTACTGTATCTGTACCTGCTAACATATTTACAGTACCTAGAACATTATTATTTACGTTATGTATAAGTGCAGGTTTAGTAAAATCATAACTAAACACTGTTTTTGGTGATAACGCCATTTATATATATATATAAATTTATATAACAAATAAATGATTTATTGTAACGGGACTATGAGAAATTCTAAAATTGATTGAAATGTATACAATTTGTGTATAAATTAAAATCGTTATAATCATTCAAATTACACAAATGATATCAATACCTTACAACATTCAAATGCTTATATGCTCGTATTTCGGGTATATTCTCACACATAATATTGTTGCTCACACGTATCCGTTCTTTTGTGCATCACCGAGTTTGTATGGGTTTATTATATCACCATTGATTGCCCCATTGCCCCATTGTCGTGCAATGGCATGGATTATTTACAATGGAAATTATTTGATGTGTACAATGTGGATTTTATTGGGGACGGCGATTATTCCCAAATTACCGAGTATATTGCGCGGATCTGTGTAGTATATACGCGATTATTTGAACCGATTATTTGAATCGATTATTTGAACCGATTATTTGAACCGATTATTTGAACCGATTATTTGAACCGATTATTTGAACCGATTATTTGAATTGATTATTTTTATATTGAATATAGTATGAACGAGTGAAGTAACTGCGAAAAAAATTATATTATATTTCACGATTGTACGTACGATTCAATTCAAATAATCGTCTGGAATATTGATTAAACACTTGTGCTGTAATTCAGACCCTACCGAATCAGGTGTTTTAGAACGGGATGAATAGTTTCCTGATATATCTTTCTCCCACGTCAACAACATTCCCGATATATCATTTGGGTTTTTAGTAGCCGCGGCCAACTTTGGTTTCTTTTTTGGTGCACGATGTTCATATCCACTGATTCGTTCAGTTTGAATTGTTTTCCATATACAACCAAGCACTCGTTCAGCGTATTCGAACCACAATTTATTCCTAAGTACCAATACACAACTAATTTCATCTAATTTCCAGCAAATTGTTCGGATCAAAGTCATGTCCGAATATTCGGTAATTGTGGCTACCTCCCATTCAAAATACTCTTTCGATGTGCATCCCATTGGTGGGTAATAATACGATGGAATGCCATTATTATCTAAATATAGAAACATTCCTTTTCTTTGCCCATCCATCGTGTATTCAAATGGTTTGTCTGGATCGGAATCGGTCATAAATTCTTCGTATGAATCGTATTCAACAAATCGCGTTTCCAGAAAATCACAATCATCCAAATCACATACTTCCATTTGTAATTGCATTTGTATCCAATATTCAGGTTTTGGATTTCCATCTATTTCACGATTAACAATATTTTTAATTTCCAACATTCTACCGTATAGAGATGATGTTTTTTTAGTATTTATTCCATCAGGAGATGCGGCAAGGAACTGGATTCGACCGTGGGGTACACAACCAAATTCACCAACCTCGGTATCGTAAATGAATTCATATAACATTGTTGATAGTGGTTCATATTTAACTCCCCAGTGTAACGATGTATCGACAGATACAGATGCCCTACCCAAATCATTTATTTTGGGTGCACGCGAAACTACTGGTTGACATTTTTCATATATAAGTTGATTTACCGCTCCTGGAGTAGAAAATGCCTTCCACGCATTACTTGCAGTTAGAACCCCATTCCGAAATGTATACCACGCTTCAGTCCGTTGGTCTGGTTGAGGGCGACTTTCAACCACCCTGATTTTTTCTTCTAATAACGGAATATTTGGATTTCTTGAACACCATAATGTATCGGCATACACCCTCCTGGGAATCACTGATTTAAAGAATTCATCGCCTGCATCGCACACTATACGTTGGATGATACAATCAATGTCAATGTCAAATATTGTATCGAAATTCCCTTTTGCCATTTCATAAACATATTTATCAATATCTCTGTGAAAATATTTACCAGACATATTATTTGGTTGTTCATCTATGTAATATGTGAAATACTCGAATATTGAATTATACATATCCTGATAGTCTGTTCCAGATAGTTTTCGCGATGATACATCGTATGGGACTGTATATGAATAATCATTTGAAAAATGATCTTGTTGATCGAATGAACGATCGAATGGTTCTGATTGGATAGCCATTATTAATTATAATAGTTTATATATAAAATATTACATATAAATCAATTTTATATGTGTTACCACCCCATTATTCACATACTACTGAATTAGTAGTAACTTTATTTTTGCTTACACCGCGTTTAGATCTAATCGGACTAGTATTCGGTTTATCGATATCATTGATTGATGAATTAGTCTTTTTTCGTCTAGTTTTTCCAGATGATTCGCTTAATTCTGTTTTTCGAAGCGTAAACACCCTTGACATATTTACAAATTCCAATGCAGGAATATCAGTAATTATACAATTTTCAATGTCATATACAACATCCTTACTCAAACGAATCCCTTTATTTATATTTTTAACCAAATACTTGGTACACTGTTCTTTTTCGAAAGAAGATAAATTGTTGCGAGGACCAAGTATAGTTTCAACAAATAATTTCAACTTTAAAATTCGAGTGGTTTTGTCTAATTTTGTCCATGAATCCGATTTGTTCGATTTTGTTTCAATCGTCAATAGTTTATCTATAAAATCGATTGAATTGGACGCAGTTGTTTGTGATACAGTGATTCCAGTTTTGTATTGTATGGTTGAAAATTGTCTATCTGATGATAATGACATTTGTAATATGTTATATAAGTTATAATATATAAGACAAATTGGTTTAAGTACTTTTATAATGTTATATAGTTAGGATATTGATATTTTATATTTTCATCTGTCGTATACAATG